AAAGATGGAGCCGAGCGCGTTACCACTCATTAGTTAGGCTTCCCTGGTCCACATCCGAAAATCTGCGTTAGGACCGCTATCTGCTCCGCGAGCGTTTGCGGTTTCGCTTTCGCTGCGAGGCGCGTGCTGTCCGGTACAAAGTCGAGCGGCGAGATATATTTCGCGTTCTCGCCGCGGTAAGGATTCGCATTCCAGATCTCGGCCGCGACGACTCCGGCGTAAAGCATGCGGCGACGATGCTCCTCGAGATGGCGATCGAGGAGCTCCTCGAATAGCTCGAAGTTACATTCGCCGATCTCCGTCTCGGACAATCCCAAGTCATACCGGCCGATCGCGTAGATCTGCGGCCAGGTTAGCCGCCGGCCGCGGTCGCGATCGGCATCGGCGACGGCGTCGCGGCCGGCTTCGTAGGGTTTTCGGCCCTGGCCTCGGCCTCGGCTTGCGCCTTTAGAGCTCGCTCTTTCTTGTCCGGAGGCAGGCTCGAGACATAGGCATCGTTGAGTGCCTTGGTGATCTGCTCGGTATTTTCCATGTCCATATAGGAGCGGATGACCTCGAGGCCTTCGTCCGTCGCCTGATCGTTGCGATCGACGGTCCAATACTCGGGATGATTCGCGAGCACGGCCGCATAGAGCATGATCGAGATGGTCGTCGCGTTTAGCTGTGACCAGATCTCGCCGTCGAGGAAACCGAAACCGGACTTAAGCTCGATATAACTGGCCGCGTTATAGTCGAGCGAGAGCCGAAAGTTTTTCGTGAACTTGTCGCCGCTATCGTCGACGAGCTCGAGCGAGAGCGGAGTCGAAGGCGCGATGCGCCTGCGCAGAATGGTTCTCTCTTTAGGCATGACTGTCCTTTTCCGACGCGGTATCCGTAATTTCGCCTAACTTACGGATACCGCTCGCCGGTCGTGTCCTAGCTGAGCGTCGTTGTGTTTTCGAAGACCAGCCAGGTCCCCTGGTAGGCCATGAGCTCGATGTGATCGCCGATCGCGGCGAAGGTCGCGATATGGCTCGTACCGTTTAATCCGAGCGCCGGCGTCGTGACCGTGTGCGCGTGCGCGGTGCTGCAGATGATCTTTAGCGTTTTGAAGTCATCCGTCCCCGCGATCGGAGCGACCAGCGTCATTGCGAGCGCGGCCGCGCCGGCGATAACGACTTTCCCGGCCTTAATCGCGATCGCGCCGGCTGAGGTATCGACCTCGGTCGCCGCTTGCGCATTGAGAGCCGCGCCTACGAAAGTTGTGGCATCCGGCGACGTCGCCGGAATTACGGAATTATTGTTGATCGTTTGCGTCATTTTCTGTTGCTCCTCGAGAGAATTTCGGAGCAGGCGTTAGCCCGTCTCCGTCGTGCAAAATCTGGATTGCGTTTACGGCGTGTAGACAGGCTTGCCGGTGATCGCGAGCTTTCCGGACAGAGTCGAGGCCTTGTCGACCGAAAGATCGAAGTCGCACGTCGTCAGATAGGCGTTAAAGGCCCATGAGCCGAGAGCATTCGGAAGGATGATCGACCAGGCTCCGAGCGCGCGCGTGTCGAATTGTGTTTGTAGAGCTTGCTGTGTTGGATCGTGCGGAATGTAAAGCGCGTCAAACGAGATGTCCCCGCCGTCGAGCAAGGTCGGGAGCTTTTCGCGGTACGCGCCGATCGAGTCCATATTCGTAACGTCGACGATGTCCATTTTCGATCCGGACCTCTGGATCTTGGTTATCTCGGCGACGGTCGTGCCAGCGAGTTGTAACTGCGCTCCCTGTCCTGCAAAGGCCTGCGATCCCCCGTAAGTCATGTTTTTTTCTCCTAATTTGGCCTATAGGCCATCCACGGCGCCGCCGCCGTGAAAACTCTTCTAAGCTCCGACGTCTCTAAACCAGATCTCGAGATCGAGCGGAACGTGGAACAAAGCCGGAGCGTCTTCGTAGCTGTCGAGCTCGCCGAGATAGATCATCGAATCGACCTCGCTGCCGTCGGCGAGTGTCCCGCGCCATCCTTCGAACTCCATGCGGATCGCGCGCGCGAGTTGCTTCGCGACTTTGTAGGTCGCGCCGTAAGACGAAAATTGCCAGCGCGCGGATCCGAAACTGTTCGCGCCGGCGAGCGACGGCGTCCCGGCGCCGCCGACGCCCGAGACGACGATATACGGAGCGATCGCGCCCGGAGGCGCAAGCGCCGCGAATACCCCTGTGCTGTTATCCTTGCGCGCCGCCGGCGCGCCGAGGATCGCGAGGATCCCGGCGCCGGCGGCCGCTTTCGAAAAGAGTCCGTCGCTTATCATTGGACTTTGAGTCCCGCCTTGTTGAGCTCTTCCCTGCAGGTATCGAGAAACTGGTCGAGTACGGCCTGCTTTTTCGTCTCGAAAGCCGGCCGGATAAACGGATACGCAGCCCTTCCCGCGGCGCCGAATTCCAGAAACAAAGCCCAGAATGCTTTTTTGCGCGGCCCGACTTTGACCATTCCGCCCAAGCCGTCGGAGGCGACGACGACTTGCGTCCCGATCGCGCGCGAGAGCACGCCGTACTCGCGCGAGCGGCCTTTGATTCGCTGGCCTTTGTACTTCCCCTTGCCGCTCTTGAAGACGTGGAAGCCGCGCCGGACCCTGGACTTCATTTCGTCGAGGAAGATCTTCCCGGCCGCGACGAGCGCGATTTTAACGATCGCTTTCGCCGCGATAATCGGCAGGCGCGCGAGGCGATCCTCGAGCTCGGCCGCTCCCTTTACCGTGACTGAGACTCCGTCCGGCATTTATCCCGCCCCTCCGCCCTGAATGTTCCGCGAGTCGTTTCTCTCGATACACAAGAGCTCGAGCATTTTTCTCCGTCCGTCCGGATCCTGGACGGCCTGGATATCGAAGTAGCGATCGTCCCAAAAAATAACTTGTCGCGAGACGATCCCCGGAGCCCAGCGCATCGTAATCTTGTGCGTTACTTCGCTAACCTCTTGCTGCGCGGCGAAGAGTTGCCGGCCGGTGAGCGTTTCGACCGCCGCATAGGTTTCCAGGAATTGCGTCGCGAGCGAGGGATCGACGCCTCCGGACGAGTCTTGCTTTAGGGTTAGATCCATGACCCTGATTCGGTGTCGGAGTCTACCCGCCGCGATTCTCGTATTCGGAGGCGCCTGCATTTTTCGCCGTTACCGCTGGACGTAGAGCACGGCCGCGAGCAGTAGCGCGCTCGACGGCGTGACGTGCGCGGTCCCGTCGCTCTGCTCCCATCCCTCGGTCCCCGAGAGATACGAGAAAGCCATAAAGCCGCCGGCCGGGATGCTGTAGGCCGTGATGTCCTGCGAGCGTTGGCGCGAGTCCGGACTCGAGGCGAGCGTGATGGTGTGCGCCGCGGTGTCGGGATTTTGAATAATCAAAACCTCGTGTCCGGTGAGCGCGAATTCGTTGCCGTTCGCCGCGTCCATCGCCGCGAACGCGATCGCAAGCGCGAGCGCCGCCGGTGATGCGATGTACGGGCCTTTCGGTATCTGCGGATTGATTAACGTAAAGGGCATTTTTTGTTTCTCCTCGTTCGAAATTTGACGACTGTTAAATTTTTCGCGGCCTAGCCTGGCGTCGGCGAGAGATCGAGCACGCGGATCGACCAGAGCAGATCCTCGAAATGATTCGGAATAACTTTCATGTCCCCGGCCGTGACGTTCTCGCGGTTCTCGTAAAAATTGCCGACGGATAGAAGGATCGCGACCTTCGCGGTCCCAGGGATCGGAGTCGCCGGCGTGTTCCCATAGCCGGCGGTATAGTGAATGCGGACCGCGTGCGGAGCGTATTGCACGGCCGGCCAGGTTTGACCAGGGTTAGGAAAGAGCCGCGGAGGCTCGGAGTCGGCGTCGACCAGGAAGTCTCCGGCCGGTGCCGGCGGCCCACATTCCCAGACCAGCGCAGATCCGTCCGTCGTCGGTTGTCCTTCGGTCGCGGACCAGGCCGGAGTCGAGGTCCCGCTCGAGCTCGTCCCGTCCTCGGAGTCCGGCGTCGCCGTGATAACGGTTTGCGTGTTCCCGTTTACATCCTGGATCTGGTCGCCGACGACG